TTAACACTTTGACTTTGACAAATATATTGTTGTCGCATCTTTGCATGTTCTACTAAATGTAATTGATTTATTTCATCTGCTGTTTTAAATATTTCTTTTTCTTCTTTATTAAATAATTTAATATTTTGTATAGAACCTCTTTCGTTTGAAATATCTTTCCATATTTGTTCTCTTGCCTCTGCATTTAATCCTTTCTTTTTAAGAAGTTTTTCTAAATATTTGTTCTTTACTTTGTAATTTCCGGAGAGAGTTTTGTGCGTATATACGTTAGCACGATATGGTTCAATACTAGGGGAAGTACCACCACATATAATAGAGCTACTGGCATTAGGAGCAACAGCCAAGAGGTGAGAGTTACGATTATTGCTACCGTGTACATCAGGAGCTTCTCCCCTATCTTCTGCAAGCTTTTGAGTAGCACTAACAGCTTTTGATTTAATGTCCGAAAAAATAATATTATTGATACTAGTCTGTTGCAGACCTTGAAAAGATAACTCTTTACTTTGGAGATAAGCGTGGAAACCCATTGCTCCCAAACCAATCGATCTTTCCCTATAAGCTGAGTACGCAGCTTTAACCAAACCTTCTTTACCTTGTTTAACATAAGTTTTAAACCTCTTAAAATTTGCAGTATAACCACCTAACTTTTCAGTGAATACTATTTCGCTAATAAAATGCTCTAATACATTGTCAAGCATCGTAATTAAATCATGAATAAATTGATCATCTTTTTTCCATTGATCATAGTACTCTAAGTTTACACTTGACAAACAACAGACAGCAGTTCGTTCTTCATCTGTAGGCAATGTAATCTCAGAACATAAATTACTTTGATTGATCTTTAATCCTAAATCTTGTTGACCTTTTGGAAGAGCTTCATTACATGTATCGATATTAATTAAGTAAGGCTCACCAGTCTCTGATCTAGTCTCTAATAAACGCATCCATAGTTCTCTAGCACTAATAACTTTAGTAGGCTCATTAGTTTTAGGGTCTATCAATCTCCATTCATCATCAGTCTTGACAGCTTCTAAAAATTCATTAGTTATATTAACTGCATTGTGCAAGTTAAGATTCTTCCTGTTTATATCACCACCAGAAGACTTACGCATATTAATAAACTCTTCGATCTCAGGGTGAGATATATCTGAGTATGCAGCATAACTTCCTCGTCTTGTAGTGCCTTGATTAAAGGCAAGCATCTGAGAGTCTACAACATGCATAAACGGGATTGATCCAGTAGAACGAGAACCGTTGCCAGTTGACACCCCATCACTCCTAACATCTCCCCAATATCCACCGATACCTCCACCTGAACTTGCGAGCCATATGTTTTCATCATAGTGATCAGAAAGACCAACCCTCGAATCAGGTACATAATTGAGAAAGCAGCTAATAGGTAAGCCACGAGTTGTTCCCCCGTTACTAAGTATAGGAGTGCTAAACATAAACCAATGATCGGATGCATAATTATATAACCTCTGTGCTAAATTAAAATCTATATTGCCCTTATATGTAGCTCCAAATACTGCAGCTCTTGCGAAGGCTTCTTGTGGACTCTGCTCGTTTTCCCAATAGTATCTATCTTGTAAAGTATCTATACTAAACTTATCTAGCTTACTATCTTTATTATAATCTATTTGAATACCTAAATATTCTTTAATCATCTGTGTCTCCTAAATGATATTCAGTATCTTGTAAAGCGATAGCTATTATAGCATAGTGAATAATTTTTAACAAGTCATATTCAGCATCATTTCCCTCTTTCTTACCACACCTCATAGCATACTTCATAATATTACCCATACAAAAACCCTCTCCATGTCCTGCATCAATAATCATATCGGTTGCTTGATACTTACCTTGTGCGTAATGTCTTTCATACGTACCATCAACATATCTTTGTATTTGTTGTATGATATTTTTTTCGTTAAATTTATATTCCATAATTATCCTCTAAATCTTTTTGTTATCTCTGCTACTTTTGGTTCTCGGACAGTCTTGGTCATGTATAAAGGACCTTTCGCATAATCAAATACTCGTAAACCTTCTCCATCATTAGCATCTTTGTGGCATTCAAACTTATGCGGACAATAGGTACACATTCGAGGTAACTTCATATTACCTGCTGCACCATCAGGAATGGGATTATAACATCTGTCAGGAGGAGTCTCCTGTTTTAATTGAGACTTAATCTTTTTTATTTTAGCTTTTATATTAGGTTTGTCAAGTTCTTCTGGTCTGAATAGAGTTAATTCTCCATTTTCTTTATTGATTACTAAGAACCCTCCCTGATCTGTACCTTCTGAATGTTCGTATCCTGCTATCTGAGACATATAACCGAAAGGATCATCGTCTGCTAATGTTCCGTTTTTAAACTTTTGAAAAGCATAGCCGGATGCTGACTTAATATCTACAACTTCTCCATCTATTTTACAATCCATGTGTCCGAGTACACCACTAACCTTTACTTCTTTTTGTTCATCAGTAACTTCATGTCCGGCAAGTTCTGTTAAAAACAATACAACCCTTTCAAGTATGTGACCATACAAAAACTTAATCATGGTTTCCGGTTTAATACCAACGGGTTCTCTATCAGATTTAAGATCATACCAGAGTTGTCGTGATGGTTTACCTACGTTTGACATTCTTAAAGTAGGTTTTTTATTTGCACGAGGAGTTAACCAATCTTTCAAAGCTTGTTTCATAAACTCTGCATATTGATCTAGTTGTTCATCTGTTACCTCTAAAGGTTCACCACGACCTAATACAGCTACTGTGTCGTATATATCTTGAACTACATTATCTAGTTTCTTTTTCACGTATACTCTCCCTATGTTTAGACCATCTTAATTTTCTAGTCTCAGGATTAAACAATAATAATCTTACATCTAATTCTTTTTGTTCAGTAGTTCGACCATGTTTCCCTCTATAGCTTGGGCTTTGTTTATCTTTTTGCATAGTTTTAACGTCTACAAAAGTTGTTGTTCCATCTTTCATAGCAATCATATCTACAAGACCTGTGCACCCTGCATTTTGAAATACTTCATAACCATTATCCCATAACCAAGTAACTGCATAGTACTCAGCTAGGTCTCCTTTTCTACTTCTATCGTTAATGTGTTTCACTCCAATTATCTCCTATTTTATATTCTCCGTCAAGAGGACAACGCATTTTAAAATGTTCTCCTGCTTTAATTAAACTTTCAACAGCTCTGTCACCTACAAAATGTGCGACATCCTCCGGAACTTCTATCTGCCATTCATCATGGATGTTAGCTACAAATCTGTAAGGTATACTATTTAATTTTAATATATCTTCCAACATAACTAATCCTTTCTTCATAACGATAGCACCTCCTCCTTGAAGTAAAGTATTCAATGCTGCATGTTCGCTTCTTACATAAATCTTACGACCATCTAATCCTTTGAGATATCCTCGTCTAGCTGCTTGCTGCACTCTGTCTTTAAGATTTTTAAGTGATGGTAGATTATCAAGAAAACGCTTTCTAAGTGTTGAACCTTGCTTTCTACTTCCTCCAGAGATGCTTCCAATCTTTTGATCTCCTGCTCCGTACACAAGTGCATAGATGAAAGTCTTTGCCTGATCTCTTGATTTAAGTCCTGCAAGTTTTTGGTTAGTTGTGTGAATGTCTCCGTTGACAACTTCATTTAT